ATGAAAATTTTTAAATTTGGATGTTTAGGAGTTATCGCACTAGTTGTAATTATCTTTGTCGCTGCTCTTATTGATGGAAGTAATGATCCAAAAGAAAAAGCTTCTACTGAGCCAAAACAAGAAACTAAAAAAGAAACACCAAAGCAAGATGCAAAAAAGGAAGAACCTAAAAAGGAAGAAACAAAGGCACAGGATAACGTTCCTGTAGAATATAAGTCCGCTTTGAAAAAAGCTGAATCGTATGCAAAAACAATGAACATGTCAAAACAGAAGGTTTATGACCAGCTTGTTTCTGAACATGGTGAAAAGTTTTCCGCAGAATCTGCTAATTATGCAATGAATAATTTTGAATTTGATTGGAAAGCAAACGCTTTGAAAAAGGCTGAATCGTATGCAAAAACAATGAACATGTCAAAACAGAAGGTTTATGACCAGCTTGTTTCTGAACATGGTGAAAAATTTGCTGAAGATGAAGCACAGTACGCAATTGACAATATGAAAGCCAATTTTAATGAAAATGCCTTGAAAAAAGCAAAAAGTTATCAGAAAACAATGAGTATGTCACCAGAAGCGATAAGGGACCAACTGACTTCTGAAAACGGTGAAAAATTCACACAAGAAGAAGCCGATTACGCTATTAATAATTTAGGTAAATAAAACGTAAAAAACACCCTCATCCTATTCTTTGATTGAGGGTGTTTTTTAATGATTATTAAATCAAAAAACGAGCCGACTCATAGGAGCCGGCCCTTTTCATTAGTTGTATTCCCAGTACCAATTTTTCGCATCAAGCCATGCTGTAAAGTCATCCAACTTTGGATTAGCTAGTTTCTCAGTTAATACATAAGGTGCTTCACCTTCGAATAGGATAGCCCCTTTAATTTGTTTACTACATAGCACTTCGGATACTTCTTTTACCGCATCGTATCCTAAACCGCCTGTTTTGATTTTTCTTCTTCCATCATCACCAGATGGTTGTAATTTTCCTCCACTACTTACCGCTTGTCCTGTCAAAGCGTAAACGATTGAATTAGCGATTTTATCAACATCCCATTTAGCCATGTCTGCATCGTTATCGATGAACCCTAATTCGATTAAGATAGCTGGTGCTTTAGTTCCTTTCAATACTGCTAAATCTGTACGCTGTTTTGCACCACGATCACGCCATCCGATATCCTTAGCTAATTGAGCTGAAACTTTAGTTGCTAAATCACATTGGTCATAATAAAGAACTTCCACACCATGACCATTACCATCACTTGCATTTAGATGATAAGAGATTACTAAATCGACTTCATGTGAATTACAATTAGCAACAATATTGTTTAAGTTTTGGGCTTGAGTTCTGCCTACATCGTCAGTGTCATCATAGACAGTATGTCCTAAAGCTCTTAACTTAGCTGTGACAGCATCCTTTACTTGTCTGTCCATGATGTGTTCTTTTCGATTACCATAATTAGCACCTTGTACAAATTCATTATGTCCACCGTGATTACTATAACGAGTCATTACTGAACATCCCCTTTTTTATCTTGTTTTTGTTTACTACCTAAAATCTCAACAGCGTTTGTAAGTGCCGAAGGTAACTTAATGCCCATACGTCCGGCATTTTCTAAGATTGATAGCAACTCATTACCCATGAAAAAGAAAATTGTTGCTTCACGAATAGCACTATTACTTCCAAACGCTAGATCTAGCTGCGCGGCAACTCCAACCAATAAAAAAAGCACTACCTTTTTGGCAATGCCTCGAAATCCGATTTTGCTTTTTAATTGTCCAAGTGTAGTTGCTGCAATCATTCCAGTAATGTAGTCAATAACAGCCATTGTGACTAAAATTTTCAGTGACAAATCCCAACCTCCTAAAAAATAGCCACAAAAGCCACCGAAAGCAGCTATAAATGATTTTGTTAATACATCGATACGATCCATTTCTTCACTCCTTTGACCAAAATAAAAAAGCCTACTATTGTACGCTTGGGTATTCTAACTTAGTTAATTCTTTGTATTCTTCTTCTGTTATCTGCTCCAATTCCACTACCATGCAAAGTTGCTGATTTGTGCACCAATTCTTTTCATATCGTACTTTCCATTTTGCAAAAGCTAGACTTTGAGTTGCATTTTCAGTTGTGTTTGCCATTATTTTGTACCCCCAGTTTGAAATTTTAATACTTCAATTTCTAAATCTGTTACCGTCTTACCTAGCAATTCGACATCTTTATCTCTTTGTAAAAGTTGAATCTCTAACCCACTTACTTGTTGACCAAGTTGTACATTTTCACTTTCTAAGTGTTTCATTTTTTCTTCTACGGTTAATGGCTTTTCTTCATATTCATACCAAATTTTCTTATCATCTTTATCAATACATAAAATAGGAATAAATCCTACTTTATTTTCAGGTTTTGGAATAGATTCAATAACCCAAGCATTTTCTAATTCATCTTCTGTTAAATAGTTTTTATCATAAACAATGCTATGATTGTTAATAATATAAATCATAAAAAGTCGCCCCCAAAATCTTTTATTTCAATATACATACCTTTTAAATTAGCATCATTTTGCCCAGAGAAAAAAGTTGGCGCTGAATTTTTCTTTGTATAGTCACCAACCACTTTCATATCACTTATAATTCTTACATTGCGCAAAACATTTCCACTTAGCTCATCTACACAAGCTAAAGCATATTGTGTACCAGTATTAATTACATTTTCTGTTCGCTTCGTATAATAACAGCCCTTAGAAACATATAACACAGGATCAGATATTCGAGTCATTTCTTTTAATGATTTATCCAGTCTATAAGTGGTCCCAGGCACTCCGCTAAGTAAATATGAAACAACATAAATATAGTTATCAGTAGCAAATACCCACTTTGAATAATCAGGTAGATTACTATACGACGAAACTAAAGACAAGTTTGACTTTAAATACTTTCTAATTTCTTTAGTGTTATTTGGTGCGAGCATGTAAAGAAAATCTTTATCCACAAATGGGTTTGCTGAATTTGCAATGCCATATTCTCCTGTAGTGGATGCAACCAATGTAAAACTAGGCAATAAATACTTCAGTATTCTATTATTACTGCCACCGTGAGTACCTTTTTGAATGTAGCAATAGTTATCTTCAAATATCACTTGATTAAAATATTGTCCATTACCGCTTTCTTGAACTAGTTTATTTAAGTTTTCATCATAAATAAGTATTGATTCTTGGGCAGAGGAATTGTGAGAAATTATCGCAAAGTATTTTGAGTTTCCAGCGATATAATACGCGCCGCCATTTAAAGGTTCTGTAGTTATTTTTTTTACAAGTTGATATGTTTCTTTATCATATGATGTAATTTCTGTAGTACCGTTTATAAAAATAATTTTTGTATCAGTGAAAAGCACACCATTTATAACTCCTACAGAAGTACCAGCTACCATACCGGTACTATTACCTAATAAGTCAAACCCACTTGCCACCAGTATAACCTTTAAATTTAGGAATAGAGCCTGATTTATCAAGAACAATTTGTCCTTCTACTCCAACTGATGGCAAGGAACTCTTCACCTCCACTCTAAGAGGTTTTGTTGCATCCTCTCTAATATTACCTTCTGCTTTACTATTCCATATCGCCCGCTCTTCTGCTGTTATATGCTTCTCACTATCAGCAACATGCGTTTCTAAATTTTGTTCTAAAACATCGATTTTGTCTGTGTTCTTCTTGATTTCACCATCCACAATATCCATATTGTCATTAAGATCAGCGACATTTACATAATCCTCTAAGTCAGGTTTCTTTAAATTATAATTCAATGTATTTTTCATTCTTTCGCCTCATCCCATACTCTTAAATTGTTCCAAGTCTTATCTTTAACTTCACCCCATGTGCTTCTTCTCCACATATCCCAAGGATTAAATACGAATGTATATATCAATCCAAGATGAGCTGGCATAACAATATCCAACGCTTGCTTTAAACCATCTAAATTGTTCGGGATTCCTATGGTACCTATAAATTTAATTTCATAGATACCTGGGGTATCTGTTTTATTTACTTCTACTTCGCCATTACTATAGGCCTTTGCTACTGATTTAATTGTTTCTTCAGTGGTTTGGTCAAAACTTGCTCGATACCTTGAAGAAATTTGTTCACGGCGCTGATCATAGCGTAATGTTTTAACTGGCTTTATCCCCAAATCGCGTTCAAAAATAGGCAATGTTTCAATCGCAGTATCCAAGAATATGTTTCTATCGACTACTTCCAGACTTTGCTCTAAGTTCCTAAGCTCCCTATCATACGAGGTCATGATACCTTTAAAAACAGCTGATTTCCGCTCGTATAAAGGTAAATATTTAAGCAGGTCCGTTTTATAGTCTCTCTTCGAAACTACTATACTTGTAATCATTTCAGTAATGGTTTGCATAATAGCAGGTGAATGTTCTACTCGAATCCCTTGTGTTTGCATTTCAGTAGACAATTCATTTACAGCGCCCGATTGAACTACTTTTACACCTTGCACAGTTAAGTCCGTTTCGGACTCCATTAATGCCATTCTGAAGCATTCCCACTGATGAGCGTTTAATTCTTTCCAAGTGCGAACTTTTACTTGTCCCCACTGTTGTTCTTGTATAGCGTGCATTTACACCACCTACTTCAACCGAACAATTAAGTAGTTTTTCGGTATTTTATACTGACTTGAAACATCAATATTTTTAACGAACTCTGCAGGAGACTTAAAAAGCAAGTTGCCACTTGTCGCACTATCAAAAATACCAATGTGTGTAATATCTCCCCATACTTCAGCAGCAATAGGAAAAAGAACATCGGCATTGTTTGACGTTTGTCCATCTGTTGGTTCCACAAATGTTATAGCTTGCCTTGTATAACTTGCTTTTGAAACTTCCACATCTGAATTGAATAAAGCTACATACACTAGGTTTGTTCTTAAGTTATCCGTCAGTACTTTATTCTTTAAATACACACTCATATGATTCATTCGTTGACACCTCCCATAATCGCTACTTCTTCATTACCAATTGGAATATTGGTCGCTCCACCATTTACTAATAGGTTTTGATAATCCAACACACCTTCACTTGCGATAATGAGTGCGCCAATTTTGGCATAGCTAACAAAACTTGTTTTAAAAGCAATTTGTTGAAGGTACTCTATTCCATTTGTTTTAATATGAGCCTTCACCGTTTCTTCTGTATAACCATCAGCCAATGTTAAAGATACTGATAGATTTATAGGGACAGCAGCTGCCGTAGATACTCGCAATTCTTCCACACCAAATGGCATTTCATTTTCGATGTGTTCACGGACGTTTTGTATTAACTCTTTAGATGCTGGTTGTTTGTTTGCATCAATAATCACTACTTTCATTGTAAGTGGACCATTAAAACGCGGTACCACCCTTGCATCTCCAACACCTGTAACTTCTTTTGCCCATTCAAGATAGTGATATTTATTGCCTGCCTTACCTGGCTTTTGGAGTTTGTCATAATATCGTTGTCTTAGATCAGTATCTGACTCAGCCTCATACCCATTTGTGAAAGGTCTTGGGTTATATACATTAATTAACCCTGGAAGGGTTACTGGAAACTTAGTAATGCTACTGGCTGGCACATTGCCAATTTTCCCAGGCTTTTCACACTCGACTAACACATGCATTAAGCCAGACTCATTAATTACCTTATCTTCCAGTGATACAAAGTTAATGGTATCTGTCCCGACCAATTCACCTTTACTGATAGAAGACCCCTGTGAACCGGAAATAATAACTTCTTCTGTTGCCTTTGTAGCTCGTTTTCTTTCAATACCGGTTCTTTGATAGATAAACCGCTCCAACTCTTTATCCGTCAATTTTTCTATATCCAATTTATCTTGAACAGCTGCAATCTCTTTGTTTTTGGTTTCAAACTCAATTGCAGCTGGTTTTGTTGCATCATATATAAATGAACCGGTGCTTTTATCATGTTCCTCACCTATCTTACTTAACATCCGATTTTGAATGTCTTGTTCAGTCTCCAATTAGATCACCACCTCAAAGTTAAATGCGCCATCGATTAATTCCACAGTAAAATGAATAGAAGTACGGCCACCTTTATATTCAAATCCCCAATCTTCAAGGCTTTGTATCTCACTGTGTGTGAGTATCGATGCTGTAACTTCACGTTTTATTTCAGATTCTATAAATGCACGAGGTAGTGGTGAACTGAATAAATCTTCAATCGTAACACCATACTGATCATCACTGGTTGCTTCATATATCCTGAATCTAAATTTTTCTGTACGAATGATTTTTTCAATCCAAACTTTCAACGCCTCAGTACCTATAACTTCTACAAGTTTGCCATTTTGCGTAACAAAGTCACCCTTTTTGAAGTCATAAAGAAAAGACTTGCCAGTATGACGAGCCTTTTGAGATTCCTTTTCTTCATTTGGTATGTTTGATTCATCAATTACCGGAAACATTAAATGTCACCGCCTTATCTATGACAATGTACGATTGGCCATTTTGCGACGGAACTAAAATGACTCTATCACCTTTTTTAATGGTATCAGTCCATTTTATTTTTCCCGTAGTAACACTAAACTCGTCAACTATTTCATACTCGCGTGTATAGTTACTTAGAAGGTGTGCTGCGAATACTAAATGTGATACATCCAAATGAATGTTATCGTCAATTTTAATTTTCACATCTGGAAAGTCAGCCATGACTTCCCCTATTACATAACCTTCATACGGTTCGTTTTCTCTGTCTTTAAATAACTTAGCTAATTCCACAATTCCATTCATTATGTCACCCCTAACGACAATGACATTTTGTGAATACCATTATTTACAGTATGCTTACAGCTGGTAATTAAATATTTACCACTCATCCCTGTGATTGGCTCATTTACTTTTAAAATCCTACCAGCTCTGACATCATCATTACCTAGTAATTCAATACTGTTATCTTCTTTGATTCGGTTTAAATCATTTAATACATTGTGAGCTATGTTTTGCGCTTGGGCCATTTCCTCCTCATTTACATTTCGTATCTCTTGCAGTAAACCATATTTCCTGATACTGTTACTATCCTTTGCGGTTGCAACAATACTTGTTTCCTGGTCTTTATCTGAAATGATTATAATACTATTCTTCATTTCTTCAATTGATCGTTTACGAGATGGGTTACTAATCAAATCCACCATAGCTGATACAACCAAGTCAGTCTGTTTTTCAATAAACAGGGCCCAGCCGCGCATTTCCATTCTGTACTTCACACCTAATTCATTAGTAGCTTGCTCTAAAATATCCTTGATAATATCACTTACAACTTTGTCCTTATAGATAGTGTTTATTTGAGTAGAAATATCCGTTACATTGTGCGGCACATTAAACTCTATCAATACTTTTCGAATTGCATCATCTGCCGTGTGGCCATTAAATTGAATGATTGTTTTACTTTTGTTTAGATAAAAAGCAAAATCAAAACACGTATATGACCTTGGTGATCTACCAGAAGCACTTTCAGATACTACAATCCCTCTAAAAATCTCTTTATTCCCATTCCTTAAGGTGACGATATCACCAATAGAAACAACGTTTCTCGGAAAACCTTTCACATCGGAATAAGCCAAGTTGAAATCAAGCTTAACACCAAGCGTATCAACATTACTTTCCCATCCCAGGTTTCCAACTAACTGTGTGATATTTGACGTGTTTACATATACTTGATGTGCCATTATGTTACCCTCACAGGGATATACTCTTTTAAATCAAGCTTATATGGAATATCTCCAGCTCTGTCTATTCCATACGTGAAGTTCTCAATGGAAACAAGAATATTTAACAATTCCAGGTTTGTTTTACTAATGATGATAATTCTTATAGGTTCACGTCTTTCTTTCCACTTCTTAAAAAAAGCAATACACTCTTCTCCTTTTGTATTGCTTTTAGCAAATGAATAGTCTTTCATAGGAAAAAAAGAAGAGATATTTAAAGTGGTCAATCCTTTTAGACCAATTAAATTAATCTCTCCTTTTTGAATGGTATCGAATGTTTCATTTTTTTGTGGTGCATCCCATTGTTGATTTTCTGGAACAATGGGAAGTTGCAACATCTCTTCCCTATTATTAGCAAAGAATATAATATCCACTATTACACCACCCCTACATATTTGCTAATGCTAATTCCAATTGAGGTACGAGCTCATTTATTACCTCTTTTGCCGTTGTTCCTTGAGGATAAATATTTACTACAACATTATTTTTGTTGGTTGTATTGTTAGTGCTGCTTGTATTACTTGAATCCGTATTAGTAGTGACAGCACTTCTACCTTGTGCATTTTCATCCGAAGAATTGAAACTAAGTGTAGGAGTACCATTAGCATTTTCTTTTAACATGCCAGCATCACGTAATGCACTCGACTGACTAGCCGTAAGAACCGCTTCACCTTTATGCAAGACAGCTTTATAACCATCAAATGGTACATTTGCCAAGCCTGTAGCATGAGAGCCATCGGCTCCACCGCCACCCCCTAACCATGATGGTAAGGATGGGAAACTGAACGATGGCATTTTAAAGCTCGTTATTTTACCAACAAAACCATCCCACGCACCTTTTGCACTATCGATAAAATTTAAAAGTGGACTAAAAAAATCGCTTATCGCAGCACCTGCACTGCTCATCGCGTCACTGATCGCTGTTTTTATACCATCCCAGGTTTCTTGCGTTGATTGTTTCACAGAATTCCACTTTTCAACAATACTGTTCCATATGGACTCAGCCGTACTAACTACACTATCCCATGCCCCCTGAATCGCTGAAGAGATATATTCTTTTGTTGCGTTCCAAGCTTCGGACGTTGCTGATTTTATGCCTTCCCATTTTTCAACTAACCAGGACCATAATTCCCCTGCTTTTGCTTTCACAGTGTCCCAGTTTAAATAAAGAAGTACACCTATTGCTATAAGTGCCGCTATCGCAGCTGCAACCCATGTAAGTGGATTTGCTAACATAGCACTATTCAATAACAATTGTGCCGTAGTTTGCATTAATGTTCCTGAGTGCCAAGCCATCATCAGTGTATTAACTATTCCTATGATTTCCATACCTGCCATTGCTATTTTAAAAGCCGCTACTCCGGCCGTTAAACTGATAAGAATATCAGATATCGGGCCCCAGTTATCAATGATAGATATACCAATATCGGAAAGTGTTTGGAAGAACTCTTTCACTCCTTCTGAATCTGCAAGAAAGTTGGTGATATTTTGAAACACTCCCAATAGTTTTTCACCTAATGGCGCTAATGCCACACCTACATCCACAATTACATCAAAAACATTCCCTAAAATGTCCATTATTACTGGACCATTTGTTTTAGCATAATCGATAAAATCTTTGAATCCTTGGGATTCTCCTACACTTGCAGCCCAGTTTTTAAACTTTTCGGTCAAACTTAAAAGCCCCTCTTCCATACTGGCACCTAAAGGGGCAAATGCTTGAAGTAATGAGAATATCCCTGCAAAGGTGTTTCCGAAAATATGAGCAAAGCTATAAAGTGCCTCAGCTGCATTTGTTTCTAGCCATTCAAAGAATGGTTTTAAACCTCCAGCTTCTATAGCATTTGTCGCTTCACCCATCAATTCAACAAAAACATCTGCAACACTTGATATTGTGGGAGCCATTTCCTTTAGTATTGCTTGAGTGAGTTTTAACCCCTGGCCAAATAGTGCAAATACAGGTTCTTCAAACTGTTTTGTGAATTCTCCCCAGAAACTTTTAAATTCCTGTAAGTTTTTAATAGCTTCTTTTTGCTTATTTCCCATATCTTCGTATACTGCCGCAAGTTCTTTTTGTGCTGCTAGCTTCTCTTTAGCCGTGTCAGCATCCGCAATTTTCTCTTCAATTTTCCCTACTTCTTCTGCCTTACTGAATACATCACCTAACACAGAAACTGAGACCGCACCGAAGGCAGCGGCACCAATTCCAGCTGCAGCAAAAGAAGCACCTAACGCACCAATTCCAGCCACCGCTGGTGCTGTAGCTGCACTTATAGTTGCTACCCCTGCGCCTACAGCTGCAAACTTAGCAACTGCTACCGTTGCTAAACTGCTTGTCTGAGATTCAACACGTTTTAATCTATTTCTAAAATCATCTGCATTATCAGCTGCTCTTCGCATTTGATCGGAAAAGCGATCCCTCAATTCCAGTACCGCTGAAATAACTCTACTGGCCAAATATTTCACCTCTTTTCAATAAAAAAAGAAAAAGCTATTTCATAGAGAACTTAGCTTTTTCTTCTTCCAAATGTAGATTCATACTAGCTGCCATAAAGAGCTTTTCATCTATCCGTAAATTTAATAAATAATCTAGCTTGAATCCTTTTTGCAAATAGTGATGAAGAAAATAAAAGTCTTCATCACTTTTAATTAGTTTTTTAAGTCCTTAACCTTCTTTAACGCCTTAGTGTATCCCACTAACTCTAATGCAAGTTTAGCGATATTTCCGATTTCCCCAGGCTCAAAGATTTTATCAACAATATCAGTTGGCTCTACACACCCAAATTCTTTTTGTAATTGTTTATCTTTTAAATTCGGTTCTACAAGAACATTGTAAACAATAAATGCATCTGATTTACCAACCAGGTTGGGATCCTGTGCCATTTGCATACCTTCAATACATAAAGACTTCTCAGGTTTTCTAATCGTTACACTTGCACCTAAACGATCAATATATACTTCTTCAGTTACATTCTCTTTTACTTGATATTGCTCTTTATTCTTCATTAAATCCGTTACTGTTAATTTCTTAATCTCTTTCATTTTTATCTCTCCTTATGCTGAAATTAAATCGATTGGATCATAGTCCGCAAAGTTAAACGATAATTCTTCTGTACCAAGTGTTTTTTGCTCAAATTGAAGCAACATAAACTCATTGAAGGTAACATCATTGATGGCCACACGTTCAGCGCCAAATGCGTCTGGATCCGCCAGTTTCCCAACAATCCCAACCTCTGGTACTATTCCTTCTTTCACAGACTTTGCTAATAGATTAGCTCCACGGGAATACACTTTTTTCACAGTCATGGAACCTTCACCCGTCCATCCAATCATTTTCTTGTGGGTAGCTAAGTCTTCCGCCATATTTACATCTTCATAATCAATCGTTACTTTTGCTTCAAAACTTTCAACATCTAACCACTTTTCACCATTTACCCAAACCGAACCGAAGGTACCATTTATTTGCTTATTTCCTTTTAATTTACCCATCTATTGAACCTCCCTACATAGCAATCTGGAAATCTAAATCTTCCATTGTATCGACTATTTTAATAGTTCCAGCTAGGAAAACATTGCGTTTAAATACCATTTCCTTAACCTTTTGGTCATCCCAATCCGACGTATCTACTCCAGCACCTTCCCAAGCTTTCCGCTGAAGAGTTACGTTAATCCAGGATTTATTATCCGATTTATCATCCAAAATGGATTCATTACTTAATCCAGTAAAATATGCATTAAGAGCTGTGATAAATAATACCTGGTTATCGTACACATTGTTTACTTTCCCTACATATTGCTCATTGAAAGTGTTGTAAATATCGTCACGGACCATGTCCATAGTTTCCATAACTCGAATACTCTTGAAGTCGTCATTTTTCGTATCAGTAGTAGTCTTTAGGCTGTTCACACCACGACCAATTTTAATGTGCTCACCATCATTAATTAAAATCAATTCCCCATTGTCTACCGCTTCATCTGGGTCTTCAATTTCAGTAATAGAACTAACTTCAGGCAACACATAATAAGTAGCTGAACGAGTAAACGGTAAGCCGGCTAAAATACCAGCAACACGTGCTGTATATTCTGCTGTTGTGTAATCTTTTTCACCAACTTTAATTCCGCTAGTTGTGAAATTAATAATCCCTTCATGATCGGCTGCACTATTTGGCAATACAGCTTTGAAGGTTTTCTTTTCTTTTTCACGTTTTGTTTTTATCCATGTTACAATCGATGCCGTTTCTGTATCCTTAATCTGTGGAATAGCCAGGTAATTAAATTTTTTATTCTTCAAGCGCAATAATACTTCATCATAAGTGGTTACTGATGTAGCAACACGCTCACAAATCACTTTGCTAGGATTACCTTCAAATGCTTGCTGAATATAATCAAAATTATCAGCACTCCAATCCGCTGTTTTCACTTCATCAGTATTTTTATATACAGTGGAAATAGCATCGTTTGTATCATCTTTCAAAATTAATAAAACAATCCCTAATTTACTTCGATCCAATGCTGTTTTTGCCTTACCAGCAAAAGTAATATTTATCTGTGGTAAACCCATAAAATCACTCCTTCGCTTTTTCAAAATCTAATTCTTCCATTGGTTCCACTGGGTAATCCACACCAGTGGTGTTGTATTCAAATTCTCGACCTTCGTAAAATGCGATATCGAATGAGAAGCTTAAAACACCGTCAGTTGTTGTTGCACTTGTGTTATCGATGTTAAAAAATCGATCAAGAACTTTTAATTTCAAATCAAATAGATTCTCTAATTGTTCTTGTACTTCCATTACTTCGATTGAGTAATTATGACGATCAGAAGGGAAGTAATAAATTTGAACAGTTAATGATTTGTACACCTGGCTTTCATTACCCGAACGATTACTGTTCTCAAATTGCACGAAAAAAGAAGGCCTAGCAAAGCCTTCTTTGACATCATTACTGTTTATATCGATAGCAAACTCTTTTGTTAATAAGCTATTAATTGCCTTTTTAATATCCTTGTAAGTAATCATAATCGACCACTATCCAATAAATCATCCAACCATACTGAAAGCATCGCATCCATTTTTCCACTTGCTTCAAATTCTAACATCCCTCTATCAAGAACCTTTTTCCCTGGGACAAATCCAGCTTCTTGACCGCTTTTTGTAACTTGACGGTGGCCATTTTCAATTAAGTGGGCATGCGGACTGGAATTAATAACTCGAACAACTAAACCACCGCCACGACCTTTAAAAACCTTGCCACGTTTCCATTTTTTATGGTAATTACCAGTGATTTTTTTTATATCCATTCTTGCTTTTCTTGCAACTTGAGTTCTTGCTTTACTACCAATTTTACGCATGATTTTTTTACTTTCTTTTGGAAACTTAACTTCAGCAACCGCTAGTAAATCTCTCTGGAATTCTGTTAGCCCATGAATCTCCATTATTCCATCAACTCCTGACAGAAAATTTCTAGCGTTTCATTTTTAAAATAAGGGTTGAGAATATATTTAATTTCAAACTGGTTACCATTAAATTTAATCTTCATATCTTTGGTAATATCTTTACCAGATTCATAACGAACTATAATTTTATGAGTAACATGTGTCAAAATCGTCTCAGCTACTTGTTTTTGAAGATGTCCAGTTTGTGGAATAATAGCTGCCCAAACTGATTTAATCTTGATCCATTCACAATCTTTTTCATTTAGCTCATTGGTTACCTTTATATTGGAGTAAATGTCAATACGATGACGCATATCCAAACTCATACTGTGTCCTCCGCCGTATAAGACTGCAACAATGATAACAATTTCTTCATTTCTTCAAATGACCAAGCGAACCGTTCACCATCTTTTGCATCTGTACCAAACTCCGCCTTACAGTAAGTGATAACTGCTTTTCGTATAAGTGGATCAGTATCGGTGATTTTTTTTTCCAAAACACCTACTTCTTTCAATAGGGCTTTTGCTGTATCGATTAACCCTTGTAGCTCATCATCATGGTCCGTACCATCAACCCGCATCGCATTTTTGACTCGTTCGAGTAAAGTCATTTCAACCACCATTTTAATCACCTGCTTTTTCAATTGCTTCTATCGCTTGTATTAATTCATCTTTTTCCATTTTCGTGTAACCTTTAACCTTAAGGGTCTTTGCTTTTATTTTAAGATTGGTTAAGCTAACTTCATCTGATGGTGTAGATTCAGAAATATATCCTTCTTTATTTAAAAAGGCAATACGCTCTGAATCAGTTGACTCGTACATATCGCCCTGTGAATATCCAACTTTTGTTTCTTTATCAATGAAAGCATTCAAGACTAAATGATTCATTGTATCACTCCTTTATCAAGCTGCTGGAGCTTTTTTTAAAACAACTAAAGAGTTTTTATCTACAACTTTACCATCCACAATCATAATTCCTTTTGTAACAAGATCATCAGTCTCGTTATCTTCATATTTCTTAACACCCATCTGATAGTTCGTATTAAGAACATAATCTTTGTAATTAAATAAGAAAGCAAATGGAGTTCCTTCAGTAGCTGTTGCAAAACTTTCAACGTAATTGCATACAACAACTGGACGTCCTAGTAAAATACGTTCAGGCTTTCCAGAAATACCGTAGTTTACTCGTGCAATTGGTTGACCATTATCATCCGTCATTGCTGCAAATTGCATAAATGTCTTTTTAGTCATTGTCCAAACAGCGCTTGCTTCATATTCAAGTGGTAAAGCTGCTTCTGCATCTGTTAAAGTTTTGTAATTGATTTTCGCAACATCTAACGCTTGTCCCTCAATAGATGTTTCTGCTAGAATTCCTTTTGGTTTTCCAGATCCATCACCGCTAACAATGGCCTGTTCAATAGCTTTTGTCATAGCTTCCACAATGTTATTAATTAATGTTGTTTCAAACACTGCTAGAGACATTGTATCTACTTCAAGAGAAACTGCTACAGCACAACGTAATTTATGATAGTTAAAAGTAATACTTCCTGTAGTTTTCTTTTGTTTATCACTTCCAGAACCTTCAGCGACCCATGTTGCAATTGGTTTAACTGCTGAAGTTGGTACTGTCACGCCACCTTTAATAGCTGTACGAGTAATTAAAGGTAGAATCATTCCTACAGCTTCAATCTTTTCAATAATTTTATCTAATACCGTTTGTGGGATAACAGAACCAATATCACTTGTTTTCGTGACAGCATTTGCACGTAGTTCAGCTGGAATTGTTTCACCACGTAATACGTAATTCATAAAAGCATTACGATATTCAACTGAATTCGTACCAAGTTCACGTTGCTCATTTGATGGATCAGTATTAAATGTTTCAATTTTATTAGTGCCAGCTGCATTTCCTTCATTAATAGAGCGTGCTTCATTTAAAAGCTGTTCACGTTTTTCAATTGCAGCCAACTGCTCATTAATGTCTCGTAACTCTTTTTCAATCGCATCAAGGTTATCAATAGAACGAGTTTCATCACTTAATAATTCACCAATTTCAGATTTACGTTTTAATAATTGTTCTTTATTCATGTTAATGACCACCTTTTATAATAATGTTTGTAAATATAGTCTTTTACGTTTTTCCGAGCGCTTCTTTTCTTCTGCAAAATGTTTATAAGGATCATATCCCCTAGCACTTACTTCTGAATCTGGGTATGCTGGAAAAGCTACTGCACTAACTTCTAATAATTTCGCTTTTGTAACAGTTCGTAGCATAAGATCATCATCTGGCTCTTGGATTTCTTCACTTATCATGCTAAATCCAAATGAAACACCATCTACATCACCACGTTTGATAGATTCGTAAGTGTCATTCCCTAAAGTTGTATTCGGTAAATCTAATTCAAAGCGTAAACCTACAGCATCCTCACTTAAACGTAAAGTATTATTCTTTGTTCTTCCTAACACTTTAGAGGTATCGTGAGACCATAAGAAACGTTGGTCATCGTTTTGCAACGTTTCTGTAAACGCTCCATTTTTGAATTGCTCACGAAATTTACGGTAATATCCCATGACTACAGATTTCTTTTCCCACTTTACTGCATATCCTATAAGTGTCCGATTTCCGTTGTCATCTTCTCTAATTTCAATCTTCTGCGACACTATTTCCCTTGTTTCCGTCTTGTCCATTGTCCCCACCTCCTTTATCAGTTACCTTTCCATCTTTAACTAACGCTGTATCTAGTCTTCGAATTGGTTTATCTCCGCCTTCAATCGGGCCCAATGAAAGAATGGAACGCCATTCATTTGGTGTCATTGCTCCTCTATCAACCATTTGAACTAAATTCATTTTTGTTGACATAGAAGCGTATTGAAGGCTTGCCGCTTCAAAAATAATTTTGTTACCAAAACCACGTTCGCGACGTGAAAAAAGCTTCCTGGTAAATTCTCCAGCAAGCTGCATTGCTAATGGCTCGATTTCAGATTCATAGTAAGCATTCCATTCATCCTCTGTATACTTACTTTGTATAATTTTTTCGTTTATATTAAAGAAGTTATAAATCCTTTGTGTTGTTTCTTGCATTTGTTTGGAATCTGGAACAAACGCTTCTGGTTTAACCTGTTCTAAATCATAACGCGGATCAGATGAAGCTGCGCCACCGTTAACATTATCAATACTCAAGTAATTTTTAATAAAATTTTGAACCTGTGTATCAATGTCCTCTTGCTTTAAAACAGATTTAAATTTTAATATCCATTTCACCACTGCACTATTTTTAATTGCTTTTACAATTCCTTGATCAGTAGTTGTAACAATGTCCATTAATGAAGATAATGCTTTGCCTGGATGTTCACCAAAAAAATCGTCTTCATTGAAATCTTTTCTAAGATGGATAATATCGACATATGGAACAGTCATTCTCTTACCATTTTTAAAATAAAAAGTTAGAAAAATATCGCCTTGTATTCCTTCTACAACTTCTACAGTTACACATGGTATAGGATAAATTTCAGTTGGAAAACCGAGTTCATCACGCTTAATATAAGCGAATGCGTTATGATTCAACTCTAATTGCACGGTCATTTTTTCTTGAAATATTTGACCTGTCATTAATGGGTTCGGCTCTTCTAAAATAAATCTGATATATGGCTCAGGATTCACTTTAAATTCATTTGCATTATCCCTTATATGTTTAGCGACTAATTTTCCAACAGCCTTTGCTTTCGGACGTATACAAGCTCTGATAATATCACTCTGATAGATATCTCCATTCCACGAAAAAAAGCCCCCTCCATTATCGTTTATCATTTCAAAACGAGTTGTAGTAGGTGGTTGTTTCTTACCGAATATCTTGTTAAATAACCCCAATTTCTCACCTCCCTCAAATCATATTTAAGTAATCATTACGTTTCTCTTGAAGTACCACATATGCATTTAAAAGAGCTGCGGTTCCGTCAATCCTTCTACGTTGATTATTCGTTTTGTTAGGCTGTATATTAAGGTTTTTATCAATATCAATGGCTGTATTAGAAAGACACCACTTATCAATACTATTATTATTGTAATTCACTAATTTCGACTCTAAGTCTGCTCCTAATAACTTCATAGGACTAGAAAGCGTTTGTTTACCTTGTGCAATTGGAATCATTGCTTCTTTACCAAAGTATCCTTCCATTTCTTCGACCCAATATTTTGCCGACCACCTATCATATCCAATCCATGGAAGATAGATACCATATTTATCTCTTATCTCTAAGAACCATTCAGTAACAAATTTGTAGTGAACAGAATTACCAGGTGTAGTTCTCAGTAATTCTTGTTGATACCATAAGTCATAAGGGATTTTATCTTCTTTACTTCTCTGCTCAAGTAAATCTTCAGGAAGCCAATACATTTGTTTAACGTATATATGCGGGTCATCTGGAACCATAAAAATAACCTTCGCTGCGGTTAAATCAGTTGTTGCTGATAAATCACAACCACCAATACCGTATGAAGGCTTTAATTCTTCAATATTAAATTTCTCTGGATTATTTAATTGTTCAAAAGTCAACCATGCTTCCGTTGATGTTTCCCGAATATTAAAATCTTTCGTTAACAAGTTTTTCACTAATAATGGATTTGCTTTTGCCTTATTAACTTTTGTCTCTAATTGATCTGTCTTTTTTATAGTTCCCAGCCCAGGGTTTGCTTTTTTCCACTTTGATGGGTCAATCCACTCTTCTCGTTTATCTAATTCATAGATAATTGGTAAAAAGCGGTCATCTTTATAACCTTCCGGATCATCAATACCGTTAAGTATCATCTCTGCTTCTTCATATTTCATGTCATATACAGATTCACGAATTGTTCCAGCTGTAGTAATCATGAAAATCATTGGCTGTTCGCGTGATGATGTACCGTCCACAATAACATCGTACAAATTTTTATCTTTCCAAGCGTGAATTTCATCCATCATTGCACCGTGTACGTTTAGACCATCCAATGTTTCAGAATCGCTTCCCAATGGTTTGAATGTACTGTCATTAAAATCTGCATTCAATTCACGGACAAGTGGCTTAATCCGTTTTAATAATACTGGTGATTTCTTCACCATTCTTTTAGCATCAAGCCAAACCAACTTAGCTTGATCTAACTTTGTTGCTACAGCATATACTTCCGCACCTGGTTCTCCATCAGCAACTTGTAAGTACAAACCAATACCCGATGCTATGGTAGATTTCCCGTTTTTACGTGCAACAATTAAAAGGATTTCCCTATGTTTTCTTGTCCCATCAATTTTGTGCACAAAACCGAACGCTGCCGCTAAAAAAGCCTTTTGCCAAATTTCCAATTCAATAGGTTTACCGCCCCATTTACCTTTTGAATGTTTGCAAAAGTTCTCAATAAATTCAATAATATGATTGGCCTTTTTAGCATCATATTCATACTCTGAAGACGTATCATGAATATCCTCAACAAGTTTCTTATAAATCCGCCTAACCTTATTAGATACAATTTCCTCGCCAGATTCAATCTTATTGTAATATTCAATGATGGGATTATAAGTTAAAGGATATTGTTTTCTTTCCCTTTTACTCATTTGCTATTCACAAATTCTTCGAACCCATCACTTTCCGAATTAGGCGGTTCTTTTGGTAATAAATCTGTTAGTTGTTTCATAACTTGAACATGATTTTTAATCATGGTGTTATATACTTCTACTGCCGATGATTTCTTAATCCCAAACTGATTTGCTCCATTTTGATATTGTTCCGTAACACCTTTCTCATTAATTTCCTCTTGTAAATCTTCTAAAGTGATGGCCATAAAAGCAGCGTTCTTTATGAGGGAAGATACCGCTCTTTTTTTCTTAGGTTCTAAATTCCTCAATAGGCTATTTAATCTTGTCATTTCGCGCTTTATTCTTTTTTCTTTTTCTATATCTTGACTATCGCTCATAAATAATCACTCCTTTCATGACCACACCCCCCACGCGTGCGACCCATGTGTTTTTTGAATGGGGGCATACGGTCTACCGAAATTTTATTTTTAATTTTTTTCAGGGGGGGATTGGATTTTTTAAAAAATATTTAAAAAACATTTTTTATTTTCTCTAATATTTATTTGAATCAAATTCCCATCATCATCAAACCTTAATCCCTCACGAAGCGGTGAATACTTCTCGAAGTGTTCCTTGTTATGACAGTCTTGACATAGTAGTTCGAGGTTATCATGATTCAGTGTGATGTCTGGATTATTAATGTTAGATGGCGTGATGTATTCCTTATGATGTACTATTTTCCCCGGACTCTCACAACGTTCACACAAACCAAAGACAGACTGCACGTATGCCGCTCTACACTTCTGCCATACCTTAGACCTATAAAACTTCTTTGCATATTCCTTTGCCATTATTTCACCACTAATCCAACGAGATATCTTCTAAACAAGTCTAATACTCAATACCCGATACAGTCTTTCGAATTTCAGTAATCATTTCTGGTCACTCTCCTTTAACAAACTATTTTCCTTTGCCCATTCTTTTAATTCCCCATCTTTTAACTCTGATTCTTTAAATTGAAATCCGTTGTACGACTTATTGAATAATAGTATCGCTTTGTTAAAATTCAATTTAGTCATCTTACACCACCTATATAATTTTTACATAATAAAAAGCACCCAAATGGATGCTTGATAATATCCTTATTAAATTAAAAAAACGTACAAAAAAATACGTATGAATTACACATGTTATATTGCACGTATAAAAAATACGTGTTATAATAAGATATACCGTTAAGGAGGTGAACACGAAACGGAATACATAAGAAAGGAGAAAAGAAATTGCCGTCATACAGTTCTAAACAATTAATAAAAATGGCTGAAGAACACCATTGGGAACGTCAGCCAAGTAAAAAGCGCGGTAAAGGTGACCATGTAATCTTCACCAAACCAGAAGCACCGTATCACATTTCGATACCTCATCCCGTCAAAGATGTTGCAACTGGAACCGCTCATAAAATTGTAAAGCAGATAAAGGGGTTTTAACCCCTCTGCTTTTCTAAAAACTGTATGATACTAATATAACCAAAAATCAATTAAAAATAAACAAATTAAAAAGGTGGTTACATTATGAAAAACAATTACAAAGACTTTTACAGTTTCACGGCGATCTTAGAGCAATATCCAGATGAAACTTCATGGAGCGTTTCATTTCCCGATATACTAGGTTGCCATACACAAGGAGATACTTTCCAAGAAGCTTTAAAAAATGCAAAAGAGATTTTAGGAACGATTCTACATTTTAAAGAGTTGGACAATATGGAAATACCAGAAGCCACTTCACCAGAACAAATTGTTTTAGATAAAGAATTATATGAAGATATCTCTAAAAAAGTAATGGTACAAATTGAAGTCCATATGCCTTTATATAGAAAAGCTATAAATAATAAAGCTATAAAGAAAACATTAACTATACCTCAATGGTTAAATGAAGCAGCTGTACAAAAAAATATAAACTTTTCACAAGTCTTGCAAGATGCATTAAGAGAACAGTTAAATATAAAATTACCTTATGATAAAGACTATGAAACAAAAGCAAATAATAATGACCATAAAGGTGAATATGCTGAATACTATAGATATCTTAAGGATAATGATTAAGGACGCCATGAGCGTCCTCTTTTTATTGATTATAAATTTCGATATTTAACCAACTCTGTTTCACGCTTATCGATTATACCTTGATATTTTTTATGCAATGCTCCAGTATATGAAACTACTGAAAGAAGACTTTCCATAACTGTATTAAATTCAACTTCCTTAAGTAATTTATCATAACTAATTATTGTTTCTCGTTCTGTATCCAGATTCAAAATAATTGGTCCCTCATTCTCTATTGAAAATATATATAGCGAATTTTTACTATCATTATACTTCAAAATCGGACCTTTTCTTGTTACCCAACGCTCATCTTGTGATATAAAATTAAACATATTAGATTGTATCTTACGCATTACAGGTAAAAGTGTTGTTGCAGTTTCTCTGACTTTATTTTCTTGTTGTTCTAAAAGTCCTTCTACCGTTTTAATATACGTTTTTATAACTCGAAAATCTGTATCAATTTCTTTTAATAAATCTTCAACCACAGTATTTAATTTGTCCAAAATTATCATCTCCTTCTATCTCCATTATCCGACAAAAAGAGCGCGAATACCTTATCAATCGTTCGTCATATATCGACATAATAAAAGAGCAACCATGCATCAGTTGCCCTTTCGTCAAAAGAATATTTTCCTACACTTCTTTGAACCGACACTTAATATAGGTAGGCATGTATCAGTTCAAAGAAGAGCAGAAAGCCCTTCCGTTTAGACCGTTTGAATTAATGAGAATTTAAAATGTACTAGACATGAAAGGCAACAAGGTTCGCAACATCTTATCACCTTACTAGTATTAAAAAACGACTGTCGAGTAATGAACAACGAAGTTCGCTCATCATAAACCAACAGGAAATAAAAAGTTTCGGTAACCTTTCATATATAGGTGGCAATCGTACGACAAAAATAGTGTCTTTAAAATAAAAGTCTCATCCGACCATGCAGAAGAGACTTTCATTGATTTGTATTTTGATTTTTTCATCCGCTCTTTCTATAGTAGTTTGAACAGTACTTTTAGTGACTTTTAACCTTTTAGCAATTTCCTCCATAGAATAACAGTTTCCCTTTGACATCATATATATTTCTTTTTCTCGCTCTGTTAAAGTCGATAAAGCGTCTTCTAATTTAATACGATCCCAATGAGATATAACACTTTCTTTTGGTTTATCATCCCATTCATACAAAGTTTCTGTACTTCGAAAATATTTTTGCATTAAAAGTGGATCTACAGGTTTCTCATTTTGGTATGCTGCTCTACGTTCAATGGGCCTACGTAACTCTGGTTGTTTCGCTGTACGCATCCATTCAAGCGCATATTTTATATCACTAATCATTCTTTTAATTACTTTTTCATCTGCTTCTATAGCATTCTTCTTCGCCTTCTCTAATTGCTTTAATGTCTTTCTATATTGCTTCATTAATTCTTTCATGGTCTATTTCCTCCTTTAAACAAAAAGAGGACGCTGAATTATAAATAGGAGAATTGCATTCCTATATACAATCAACGCCCTCTAACGGACTATTAACTTCATTGTTTTATATTTATCCTTACAATATGGTATGTGAAATTTTTTATTTTAGGTTTCTTTTCTTTAGTTGCTTAATTAAATCGTATCCTTTGTTTATTCCTAGTCTTCTTGCAATTTCTGCATATGTTAAACCTTGTTGTTCTCTCATTGCTAGAGCAATTATACATAATTTATCCCAATCAGCTTTTGTTCGTCGTTTTGGAGCATCTGCTACGTATTTACCACCTATATTGCTTCCTAGCCTGTTAATTTGCATTCCTATCTCGCAACGTGTCAAACAGTGCTTAGCATTATCACGCTGTCTACAATTTGAACAATATTTATCCTGCAGGTCCAGAATTTTTATACGAATAGCTTTCTTATTCATTTTGCTTTTCCCCATTAACTACAAATTGACCATTCTAATTTATCAACATGCAGCAGGTAATCGACTAGGGCACGATTTGTTGGTTTTACTAAGTAAGCTCTTTCATCAAACACACTACGTGGAATAGATTTACGCCCACCTGCATTAGCTGCAGTAACATACTCCATAATTAACGAAAATGGTACAAAAAATATTGAATGCTCTGTACTAAATTCTATTAAGAAGAAACAAATTGCTCCCATCCTTTCCGCTTGCTCTAAATAATCAATTTGATGTGGCGCAATATTATCTAATGCAAAGCTAGTTTTCTTTATAGTTGCTTTTGCTTCGAATGCGATTGCCCTTCCTTTGTATACCCCGTCATAATCGACTGTAGACTTCTGTGCAAAATAACCTGCTGTCACTTTCCCTAATTTATTCTTTCTCGTAACAACTACTGGTGTAGCACGCTTATTAATAAGTGCAATCCCTTTCTGTTTATACATATCATTAGAAACGTTAATTATATTCTCAAATGCCGCACCGTGAGCACCTGCATAAGCCATAACTTTCACTCTCTCTTTCTTTTAAAAAGTTTCACTTTGAATTATGTTGCTGAAGAATTTCAATGGCATGCTTTAATTGCTCAACTTTTTTCTCAAATCGTTTATATCTAATAGAATTACAGCTAAGCTGACTTATTCTCTCTTCATACTCATGCTTTTCAATTGTTAGTGTTTCGATTGCGTATGATAAATCTCTCAAATCCTTCCCCTCCGTTCGAAGTACTTTCTGTTAAAAGGATTATTTTTTTAAAATTATCCTTGATATTTTTGGGATAGCTCAGCCATTGTCATATTTCCGTCTTTTCAGAAACTTAGAAACGTTTTAAAATATTGATAAAGATAACAATTTACATTGGAGGCAAAATCTGTGACTTTATACAATGCACTATTAAAAGATTCTCGTAAAAAAGTAAACTTAGAAACTTACACAACAAAGTACAAAGGTGAACCTATTATTTGCCCAATCTGTGGGGCTGATATACGTGTTGATGCGGAACAATCCCTTATTAAAAGCGCATATTTTATACATCCAAAAAAATCAATTTGTCCATCAATGAAGAAAACACGTGTTAATTACTCTGATTCTTTAGGCTCTCAAATTGACAATGAAAACGGAAAAGATATTATACAATTTGTAAAAAATCATACTTTTGATATTTATAGTAAATGTGCCGCTTTAGCAGATGGGTTAACAGTTTCTGAATTTAGGGATTTAATTAAAGTTGCTAATGAAAAAGATTTTTGGTACCAGAAAGGATTAACGCCATTGTATGTGCCCTATGTTCTTTTAACATTTAAGGATAAATTTATAGAATCTGAAGGAGGTAAAACACGAAATGATGATTTTTATTTTGTCTTAGAACCTTCAGTTCAAACAATAGATCAACTATGGGGTAGACCAACAAAAATAAAACAAAAGATTTGGAAAGTATATGCATCTGAAAAAAATGATTTACAGGAATACATAATTCAAGAAGGCTTAATCCCACCTGGCTGGTTTTCCAACACTCAATCTTATATTGATAAATTATTAAAAAGCTAACCAATATAAAACGTTATCTACTGATACAGGAGTTTATAACGTTTTGTGCTATAGTTCCTTCTATGTACTATTTCATATAATTAATAATAAGTTGTTAGCTCTAACTTATATGAATAACTATTTTTAGTAATATACATACTATTTTTGAGTCGACTTCCCACGGCTTCACGCTTTCAAATCGGAGCTCGCTCCTCCGTGTAGTTTAAAAACATGGCGGGTAACTTAGTCAATTACCTGCCGTTTTTACGTATAATCGTAAAAATCCTTGTCCATACTGCTTAGAGAAAACATCTTAAGCCGTTTGATGCAAACTCCAGCACAGGCTATTTGTACAGCCGTTCCGATAAAAGGAGCGGTCTTATTTATCTCCGCATTACTTTTTATATAAAATTCAAATTTGGTCTTACTTTGGTTTAGCACCGCACACTATTGCAGCGCGCGGTAGAAAATTTCTAACGATATATAATGCTTCATGCTTGTCTTTTGCATTAATATCTACATCTAACTTGCCAATCATCGGAGGAATTTCATAAGTAACCACAAATGGATACATATTAATAACCGCTCGCCTGACGAATAAAATTCTCTTTATTCTTTTCTTTATAAGCACGTACAATGTCTTTGTATGTAAAATCATATAAATAGCAAATTCGGAAGAAAACACCGAACATAATTCGTAATTCTGCTACTGGGAATATACGATACGCCACCCATTTCTTTTTTGCTTTTAATACTGTTGTACTCCACATTTCAAATAACCGGTTAACGCTGTATATATGTCTGCTGTGTATCTTCGCATAATTAAAACAGCCGATAAAATTATGATTACTTCTTGTAGAAGTATTAATGTCTAATACAATACTTAAAAGAAAATGTAATCCGTCTATTAATTCCTCTAAAAGTTTATCTGTATCTGGTTCTTTAAACCTCTTGCTCCAAAATTTGAATGACATAGTTTCATTCCATGCTTCATTTACTTCTACATGTAAAGAATAGAATTTCAATTCAATGCGATCCTCATCACGGTAATCAATCCTTTTATCTAATTCCTTTTGCATGGCAAATAATTCACGTAAATTAAATTTTGTTTCCAACTCTTTATCAGTAATTCTATGTAATTTCATCATTTCTTTTCTCCTCTCCTCTAATAATCTTTGAAGTTCTTGGGTAGACAACTCATATAATTGTCTACCATCCTTCATTTTGTAGATTTTAAACTTGCAAATTAGTTCTTCTATAATGATTTGTTGCTTATCCATTAATCCTCCGTTTTGTTATTTTTATCCTTGTAATACAATTTATTTACCGTCCGAAAAACAATCATAATCGATAATGTACCGAATATTAAAAATATAAACTTTATCATTTATCCCGCCATATCTTCCTTGAAAAATAATGGTTCTAAATTTTCTGCAGCTACTTCATACGTTTGATTAGAATTAATAATTCCTACTGTTACAATATTTCCGGTTTGATGCATAACTGTTAGTGCATACACATCATCAGATACCCAATCTCCTGTTTTAAATTGCCCTGGAATTCTTCCTTTACGTCTGAAGACTTCACGCCAACCTTCATCATCAATTTCTACTGCAGTAGCAAAACGACACTTTTCAATGTGATTGCATCCCCAATCCCCTTTAATAGATCCTTTACTTTGCCAATGCCCCCATAACTCTACCTTATTGTTAATCGTATCTTTAATTACTTTTTCAACTTGTGTAATTTGCGGGCCATCTTCCATTTCGCATACAATCCATTGACCAGGTGTTACTTTTTTATTGCCAATTTGTAAATTCATTTGCTCTCTCTCCTTAATCTAGTTCTTCGATTTCTTTTAACGATCTATTAGAAACTTCAATACCACGAATTCGAAAATTATAATCTTTACGGAAACGTTCACGAATTGTAAGTGCTGCTTCTTCTTTTGTTTCCGCTTCACAGAATTCCAATCTAAAACCATTACTTGTAACAATGTCCACCATATAGGTATCGATTTGTTCATAAACAACAGCATCTTCCATTGTTAATTGTTCAAGCATTCTCTTGCCCTTCTTTTACTAATGTAATAGTCATTTGTCTATCTAAAACACTTCCTATTACAGCATTCATCCAAAGGTTTGGGTTGATCTTCCTTTTTAAAAATTTAATTATGATAATCAATTCACCAGTAGATAGTGACACAAATTCTCCTAAACGCTCCTGGTTAAACTTGCCGCCACGCTTCTCTATGTTTAATGACACATTGTTATTTGTCACAAATCGCTCTGCGGTGATTAAATCGAATTCACGCACTTTTTTTATGCCAAATTGTTTTGTTAATTCTCTTAGCACATCATGAATTACATGTACACTTAAAACTTTTAATCTCTTCTCAGCTTGTCTGCTACACTTCTTACAAAGTGTTTTTTCGCATCCTTCAATGTACATGATTCTTTCATCAGAAGGTGGTATACTATCACCGCAAATATCACACCAATTTCCTACATCAAAGATATCTAGCATGTAAACATCTCCTATGATTTATATTTTTGTAATACAGCTTGTAATCTCTTACGCTCTTCATCTATCAAATTAGCACTTTTTTGCTTTTGTTCAGTTTCCGTTTCAGATTGCTGTTGCCTTAACCAATCTGGTACCACTTCTTTTCTAGTTCCGTAATTTGTACCAGATCGCTTTTTATTCTTACTAAGTTCAAACTGTGCATCCAATACAGCAATATCATTCAGTGTTTTTACTTTTCTCTTTTTCCAGTTATCCAAAATGCCACGAACATATCTCCACTTTGGCACATTTTCATCAATAGCCTTGTTAGCTGCATGTATGATCAGTTCACTGCCTAATGTGTCACAAAACCCACCTAATTCCGTAATTGCAATTTCACTTAATGCAATGCCATTTTTCAGCAAGAAGTTGTAACTTATTTTAAATTCTTCATCAATCAATTTTTGTGATGAATTATTATTATCATGATGATGATTAGTATTTTGTATATCAGTATTTAGTTCTTCAGTACTTTGTATATTAGTATTTAGTAGCAGTGGATTTTCCACCGGAGGAATTTCCACTGGTGGTTTTTCCATCTGTGGATTCTCCATTGGTGGTTTTTCCGCCAATGGCTCATTCTGTGGAATTTCATGTATTACAGTTTCCCATCTTACAATTCTGTTTTGTTCATCCCTTATTGGGAACCGTTTTAGGTATCCATACTCTTTTAGTTCTTTCATCCCAGCTTTCAAACTATCAATACCATCTTTAGCATGACTTGATAGTTCTTCTCTATAAAATACCCAATCATCTGGAAGAGTAAGAATATATGCCAAAATACCTTTTGCCTTCCATGAAAGTCTTTCATCTTTTAAACCGGTATTATTTATGACAGAATAATTATTATCCTTTTTAACTCGAAAAATCCCCATAATACCTACCTCTCAAGTTCTCAAATCCACGAACCAATGTTATACTTATCGAGAAATATTTTTGTTTTAGGACCCGTTGCAGCGGGTTCTTTTTTATGCATTCTTTCTAATCCTCTCTACAACTTCTTTTCTGCCACCCACTTCTTCTAAACGATTGGCTACATCCAAAACATTTTTTCTTTCTTTAGAACAATCGCTTTTTATCTTTTTAAAGTACATAGCTGACAATTCTTTTGATATTTCTAAATCTCTTCTTATTTGTTTTTGATACAAATCATGAAGCTCAAAGTAAGCACTTTTATCGCCATTTCTATTTGCTTGCTCCATTTGCTTATATAACAATTGTTGGTTTTGCACACATTCTCTACGCTCGCTTTCTAATTTCATTGCTGCTTTTAAATGTTTCGGCAGAACCCTTTGTTCTATCCCCATTCTTTTCTCCCTCTCTTTCTAGACGATCACTCTCATCAAACTTTTGTTCAATGAAAGTTCCGCCTTTATACAATCCGTACATAAGTACAGCAAACCCTAAACCGAAGATACAAACATTCGTTGTACTTTCTACTGTCGTGATATCCATTAGGCTAAAATAAACACCTTTTTAGATTCGATTTCTTTTGCTAATGCTTTTGTTAAGTAATCTTTAATGTTGTTCATTGCTTCCAACTTCCAAGCGCCGCCATCAGCTTCAAATAAGCCGCTACGTGCCCCATCTCGCATTCTGAAAACGAATTTACTTTCTGGTTGTTTTACTTCAACAAATGTTCTATATGGCATTAATTCCACTGGATTGGGTACTTTTACAAGCGCTCTGTTTGCAACCCCGTTTTTTGCTGTTACACCTTGCGATACACCATCGTCACTGATTTCTTTTACCGCTTCTTCGACTACAGTACCTACAACTTTTAAAATAATGTCGCGATCTTTATTTGGAACAAATCCTGATTGTAAAGCAATATTAAATTCTTCTCTGTCATAGAAATTGCCAAAACTAAAACGTGGAATAGATGCCTCCGCTCTAACAAATGTACTTCTGTTTTGATCTCCATTAACTTCTGTAAAACAACTTACAGTTTTAGGATTTTCAATATGAATCATTAAAGGTTGGACCGTATCAAACTCTGATTTCACATAATCTACTAAACCCGATAGGCTACGCACTACAATTTCTGCAGGTGTTGGTTCTTTTACAAGGTATAAAGGCTGCGTTGAGAATGTTTGCGAACCAATTTCATGCGTTTCTACTGTCCCAATTTCTAATACTTTTTCAATTGCATCTTTTGTCATTGTCATTTTTCATATCCTCTTTTCTTTAGTTTGTTTTTCTTTGTAAATCCACAACAACCATTTGTTTCTCCGGTTCCTCTTGTACTGGTTCTACTGGCTCTATTGTTTCAACTTCTTCTACTGCTTTACCAGTATCTGTTTTAACCTCACCCTCTAAATCCATATAGAACTGCCCTTTAACTCCTGATGCTAACTCATGTCCTACTAAATTACCGTTCTGGTCCATATCTAATAGAATCTTAGACTCTACCGCTTCTGTTGGTGCTAATTTTGAAGTTGCTTGCACCTGACAATTCCATACTTCACGCTTTTGATCACCTGCAAATGAAAGTGTTAAAACAATTTTTCTCGCCTTTTTAGGATCAGTATTTAAATCATGCATATTTTCCATTACACGTTCGAATTCTTGATGGAATCTTTCAGCAAGCGCTCCATCAGCAAATGTATTTAAATCAATCATGTTTGTTTCCTCCTAAACCTTTCTAGTTACTAAAATTCAACATCCACTTGAATTTCAATATTCATAGGAATTTCTTGTGTTACGCGAATTGCATTTGGACTTATTCCTTTTTTAATCATCTTTTTAACTTGTTCTTTCGCATCATCTTTTGACTTGAATTCACTGATAGTTGGTAAACCTACTAAATTGCTAGTAATAACTAAAATCTTTTGTTGCATGTTGCTTCCTCCTACTGGACTTCTGCCATGTTTATTTGTGCATTTGTAGCTGTAATTTCCTCATCTAAAACCGTTGGAATTGAATATTCTTCATTAATGATTTGAATAGCTCTATCTAAATGGTGACGTTTAATAGCTTTATAACTATTCACACCAAATTCACGATGTAATTGACTATAAATATCGCTATACAGTTTTCTTCTAAGACTGATATCTTGATAAGCGTTACAATTTTTCCCACCTAATAATAGAACTCCCAACCTTCTTACAGCTTTTGCTATCTCATCACATTCAATGGCAAATAACGGCGCATTATCTCTTAAATCTTTTACATCTTCTCTAATATCTTGCATTTCCTGTTTCTGTTCTTCTAAAGCTTCGAATGTAAGTCTCAAAATACCAATTGGATCTGTAGGAAGCTGTTGTTGCTGTCTCATATTGAAATAACCATCTACAAATTGATCGTATAATTCCCATGCTGTATCGTCTTCAAGGATTTTTAATAGTTTTGCGTATCCACGTTCGGAAAGGATGTAAATATTTTTTGCGTTTCCAATTTGAGACTGCATAAGAATTCCTTGTATTTTCAAACTTTCTAAAACGTATCCGTTAAACGGAGGTGTTTTTAAATCAATAATGTCGATACCATCTTGAAATCTTTTTCGATTATCATTAATTCGCTCGTTAATTTTCCAAGTTTCTCGGTTATGAATCTCAGCAATTTCCTTAACTAGCATTGCTTTTTTTCCTTCACCAAATCCGCCCTCGATTCCAGTGAATTCATAACCAGCAACGTTTTGTTTTCCTAAAATATGTAGTTCGTTTACTACAGTTAATTGATCTGTCATTCTCACGCCTCCTTACCTTCTTCTAATGTTTTTTCGATAAATAACGACTTCATTTTTCGACATTTGAAAGCCAAAAAAATAAGGCCCTTATTTATCCTTCAATAGCTTGGCTGTTCCTGTATCCACATAAGTAAAAAATTTTCTGCTTCTACAGCCGGAAAATACCACTTTCCACCAATTTTGTACTTTGCAAAACGTTCATCATAGAAGAATTTCTCCTTTATGGTGTTTTCACTCATACTCGTTTGTTTACACAACTCTTTCATATCCCATAAAGTTTTTCTTCGTTCGATTTGATCTAATCGTTTTTTTAATTCTTCTAAAAAACGCTGTTCAATTATTCCGTTATCTAGTTGGATATTAAGCATGATGTCACCCTCTTTCTTAAATTTACACTCTAAAAAAGTAAGGATTACTCCTCGTGTTTCTCAATCGATATACCTTTAAACGGTAGTGTCCATTAAAAAAAAATCATCATCGTACTTACCATCATTTATAATGGGTAATCGAATGTAATCAGACGGAATTTTGTATAAAATAGAAGCTTTTTGTAAAACATGACCAGGAATAGCAGTAACGCCTTGTTCATAATTTCGAAGGGTTTTTTCTGATACTTCAAGCATATTTGCTGCTATTTCTTGTTTTAATCCAGCGTTTACTCTAGCAGCTTTTAACGTTATCTGAAACATCGCTTTATCTCCTTTCGTTAATTTCTACACCTAATATACTACCTTTAAACGGTATAGTCAATACATAAAAGTACAAAAAATACTTTTAAACGGTATTTTAAACCTTTACACAACTACCGAAAAACGGTAAAATGATAATAGAAAGTGAGGTGAAATCCAAATGGATGCACAGAAAATGAAAGAAATTTTTGCGAGTAACTTAAAAAAATATTTAGATCGTAATGGAATCAATCAAACTTATCTAGCTAATGACATAAATGTACCTGAAACAACTGTATCAAACTGGATTAAAGCTAATACTTATCCAAGACCAGATAAACTACAAATGCTAGCTGATTATTTTAGGATTAATCGATCTGACTTAACTGAAGAGAAGCCTTCTAATCTATACGATGCTTCGATTCATCCAGTAAAGATACCGATATTAGGAAAAATAGCATGTGGCTTACCTATATGTGCCGAAGAAAATTTTGAAGGATTCCGTTATGAAATGTCCGATATTTTACCACAAGGGGAATTATATTATTTGGAAGCCAAAGGTAATTCAATGGAACCAACTATTCCTAATGGATCTTTTGTGTTAATTCGAAAACAAACCGATGTGGAAAATGGAGAAATAGCAGCTGTTCTGATTAACGGTGATACTGAAGCAACTTTAAAAAGGGTTAAAAAGCAAGGTGACGTTGTAATCTTAATGCCTGACAATTCTTCATATGAACCGATAGTTCTTACATCAAATGTACCAGCCCGAATAATTGGGAAAGCAATTCGCTTTACAAGAGATCTATAAATTTCTAGCGCTAGTAATTTAACATCGAAGAGTAGACGACGGTCTACTCTTTTTAAACAAAAGAAGAAAGGAGTTTTTAGTATGGCAACCTTCCATAAGTATAAAAAGAAAGGATCCAATAAAGACTTTTGGGAATACCGCATCTATTATCAGGATCCAATCACACGAAGAACTAGAGAAAAGTCAAAAAAGGGATTTACAAATAAAGCCGAAGCAAAATTAGCAGCCGAAGCAGTAGAAAAGCAACTACGTGAAGGCTATCATCCAACTGATGAATCTTTGAAGTCATATCTTGAAACATGGTTAAATGAATATAAAAAAGGAACTGTGGCAAAGAATACATTTTCACTACACCAAAATAGTGTTAAAAACCACATCATTCCTTATTTTAAAAACATCCTTTTAAAAGATGTTAAACCTGTTCTATACCAAAAATTTATTAATTATTTAACTGAAAAAGGATACAGTAGACGGACTGTTGAAATTGTTCATGGAACTATGTATAACGCTATGGAGAAGGCAATAATTTTAGAAAAAGTTACAAAGAATCCTTGTATTGGAGTAGAAATAAAAATTAAAAAAAGGGATCCAGAAATACAGTTTATAGAATCAGAACGCATTTCTGATTTTTTACGAGAAGCCTATAAATATGATTATATTTACTGGATATTCTATAAAACATTAATTGAGACTGGAATGCGTAAAGGAGAAGCTGCTGCATTACAATGGACTGATGTGAACTTAAAAGAAAAAACTATCAATATTAATAAGTCGTTAGATTTCCGTGAAGCAACTAAGAATCCAAATATGATGTTTGGGGCCACAAAAAATTATAATTCAAAACGAATTATTACAATTAGTCAAGGTCTTGCAAATGACTTACATTTTCATCAAAAATACCAAAACCAAAATAAGCTAGCTTTAAATGACAATTATCACTTTGATCTAAATTTAGTTCTCTGCAGAAATGATGGTAACTATATGCCAAAGTCGAGCCTTTTTAATTCATTCTCTAGAATTTTAAAGAAAGCAAATCTGCCACCTTTGCCAATTCATTCATTAAGACATACACACGCAGTACTTCAACTTGAAGCTGGTGTCAGCATGAAATATTTACAAGAACGTCTTGGACATGGTAGTATGCAAATTACATCTGATGTTTATTCACACATCAGTAAAAAATTAGATAAAGAAGCAATGGATAAATTCGAGGAGCACATGAGAAATGTCCTTGAATAA